ATTGCCAAGGTGAGCCGGCTCACATTATTGTGCCGGCTGTATCACGCGAAGAAGCCGAACAGCAAGTAGACGCCTGGTTGCGAGGACAACGAGCATGACCTATGTAGTTGGTGAAGGTTGTATTCTTTGTAAGCACACCGATTGTGTAGATGTGTGTCCGGTTGATTGCTTTGTTGAAGGTCCTAACTTTCTTGCCATTGACCCGGACGGTTGCATTGATTGTGCTGTGTGCGTTCCAGAATGCCCAGAAAATGCCATCTACGCCGTAGACGATGTTCCAGAAGATCAAAAAGAGTTTATACAGATCAATGCCGAATTAGCCAAACTTTGGCCCAGTATTACCAAAGCCAAAGAATCCATGCCCGAGCACGAAAAATGGACTGGTGTTGCTAATAAACTACAGTATCTAAAGCGCGATTGACTCAAAAATAGTCATTTGTTATAATAGTTGTATGATCAATTATTATAGACAGTGACCGTGAAAAAGAAAATTGTTCTTCGACGAACAGCTATGGCTATAGCTGTGTCCACCGTTTTTTTATTATCAGCTTGTGGAGGTGGTGGCGGTGGTGGCGGTGGTGGTAGCCCCGGATCATCCGGTCCATCATTTGTCAAGCCAGATACTCCACTGTATAGTTCTGGAACTTTGGCTAATTATGGATTTACTCCAGGTAGTCGTAGCACTGTTCCATACAGCACTCCTACTTTAGTAAGTTCATTTAATCCATACACATCAAATTCAACGCAGACCAGTGTAAGTCAACAATATGTAGTTAATAACCTTACCGGTGACGGCGCCGATGACATGATTGTTACTGGACGCATGAGTCAAAATATTACAGCTGACAAATGGGTCAATTCTTCTATACAATTATTCAATTGGGAAAATGGTCAATTTGTTAATAACACCGCCAAATGGTTTCCATCTGGAACCAATTCTATTTTAGGAACCGATCCTACAGTTCAGTTTGCTGACTTTTTTCATACTGGTAAGACCGACATGCTAATTAGCCCTAGCACCGATATGAACTACTACGGTCCGTCTGGTGTTAGCCAAGCCTGGCTATTTAGAAATACCGGCAGTCAATTTAATTTAAACACAATCAATCTTGGAGCTCAGGTATGGGGACATGGTGCTACCATTGCTGATCTAACTCAGACCGGATGGCAAGATGTTATTATTGCTGACTATGGCCCTAACACCACGTTTATGATGAATAATCATGTAAATGGGTTTAACATATATCAAGCTACAGCTAAAAATGATCTTTTCTTTGGCACAAGTAGTGTGGCCGCTGCGGATTTTCGTAATGATGGAACCACACAAGTAGTGGCCACTGACAGTCGTGTATGCGCTAACGATAGTGCGTCATTTGGTTGCACAAATTCTAGCACTACTAAAATGTATACCTGGTCGATTGATCCAGTTACTAACAAGCTCAGCATTAACTGGACGCAGGATTTACCTACTCCAATCTTAGGAAATAATAGCCACAATTACTTAATCATAAACTATGATTTTAACAGTAGTGGTAATCAAAGTTTAATTGTTTTTAGTCAGCCAAACTTATCTAGTTTTACTCAGTCAGCGATACAGTTTTTACAAAATGATGGTCATGGTAACTTCACTGATGTTACTAGCACTATGCTTAAAGGTTATAATACAAATACCGCTGGCACTTACCATCCACAATTTGTAGATCTTGGCAACGGGCAAATGAGTATGATTGTTAGTGCCAGTGACTGGTCTGGTGCAAACTCTAGCACACAATTTTTAATCAAACAAAGTGCCACAGGACCTTATGTTGCGGCGTTTCAAAATATTATTACTGATTTTGCCAGCGAAGCTAATTTAATTAGTAACGGAAACAACCGAGGTAACCAAGTAGAAGTAGTTAAAGATGCTAGTAAAAATCTTTATCTTGTAACAACTCTTCAATATCAAACCGATAGCACAAGTCCTCTGCGAATGGCTACCTATTTAAGTTTAGTAGGAGCCAATATAAACACCACTACNGCACAGGCGGCATTTAATCAAGTTCGGGCAATATGGCCATGGATGAGCCCTGCACAGGTTAACCAAGTGTTAGCATCTACTTCTAGCAGTTATATGACTGATGCAGGTATGGGCTTGGTATTAAATCCAGACAAGCTAATGAATCCAGTTGGAGCAATGAGTGTAGCCACAAGAGCAGGAGCAATGACATTAAACGGCGGTATTGCTGGTGTTAATTTAGGCGGCCTGAATCAAATGCAGGCGTTTGATAGCCTTGGTCGTAACTATACTGTAAACTTTGCCAATAACAATTATGTAGGTCCTAATAGTTTTCATACTAACACCGAACACACTGATCAATATAATATGACTAGTCATACAGAATACTTGTTAAATGGTCCTACCAATACAATGTATTCCCCAATAGGAGCCATGAGACTAGGCTATGAAAATCGCAATCAATATAATACTATAGGTGCTCCAACTCCACCAAAAGAGTTTGGCGATAGTTCCGGTAACCAAGGTATGTATCTAGGCATGATACAACCCAAGCAATGGAGTTTTGGTATGCCTGAAATTTATCGTAATGGTAACTTCTATACTGGATTGCAATATACTAGTCTTAATACTAATCCTTGGTTAAACTTTAGTGGAGCATTTGGTTCAGTTAGTAGCAGTGGCACCCTGGAACACGTGGCTACCTATGCTACAAATGGCTTCAGTGTCCAAGGCGCAGTCATGCGAACTACAACTAATTTTAGATCAGGAATAGTATCTAATGTAACACCAATTACAGCCGCTTGGGCTGAAACTGGTTACCGATATGCCGAAGATCAATTTGGAGACATGGGCGTATATCTTGGTGTTAAGCCAGTGGTATTAAATGGTAGTGTAACTGCAAACTTACCAACAGGTGTTGACAACAGTGGCAATACAGTATATACTACAAACAAGATGGGTATTATTAGCACTGCTACACCATATGTCCGAGTGCTATATACCGGCACTATTGATCGTAATAGTGGATATAGAATATCCGGAATGACTACACAAGACGGATTTTATCGTGCAATGGCCGAATATAGATATAATTTTAACTAAGGATAAACGTGGGAATATTTGAAATAATGGGGGCCGCAGTGCTCTTTGGTTTTTGTAGTGTGTTTGGCTGGAACACTGGACAAATAATTTGGGACACTAAAATTGATCCTGATAACAAAATTGAAAAGTCAATTATGGCAGACAAAGAAGAAACTCCGGCTGCACCTGCAAGCACTAATAAATAAGTCTATTAAGAAAGAGACATTATGAGCCAAGAAAGAACTTTTCAACTTCCGTTAAAAAATGATCAAACTATTGAATTAAAATTTACATCAATTGATGCCACAGGCGATCGACTTTGGCAGATGTTTGCTACTACTGAGGCTCTTGATATGGTGCAACAATTGATTAGTCAAGCTAACCCCGATACTACTAGTTCCGCTAGAAAAACAGCACCAGCTAAATCTACAATCAAAAAGAAAAAATGAAACAATTAGTATATAAAAAAAATTATATATCGCTTGATCTGGTTAACGAAATACGTGACTACTTTAATAGTATAAACGATTCTTTGTCAGCGTCAAAAGGACCATTTGTAACACCAAAACATAAATTAGGCTGGCAAGGTTGTTGGGATCGACAATTACATTTTGAAAAAGAAAATAACCCAATTCATCTAGTAATTAAAAAACTTAAGGATGATTTCGGTAACTTTGAAGCCATTGAAAATAGCTGTAGTATTAGATACATGGCCGCTCCATTTTTGCCACATTCAGACATATCTTCAACTGACCTTTTAAGAACCATGAGAGACAATGGATATCGAGAAGGTTTTATTTTTTTAATACCATTGTGGTGGCGAGAAGGTTACAATCCAGCCACTGTTTTTTTTAATAGCCCTGCAAATCTTAACGAACCTTTATACTCAGACATGTTAGATATTTTGCCTAACTACTCTGAAGAATTCAAAGAAGAATCAAAAAATTTCAGTATACGAAAAATTATTAATTGGGATTCCCCAGGAGATCTTATTGCTTGGGAGAATTTTCAATGGCACAGTTCAGGACAGATTGGAAAAGTTGAATATGACAAAACAACCTGGGTCAAAGAATTTATTTCAATTGATACAAGATTTAAAGTAGAATCATAAACAACAAGCGGTCTTTCGGCGTCATCCCGCTTTACAAATTCTGCCGCCTATGCTATAATCTAACATAGGAGAATTATAATGGCAAATCAACCTAGGCAATACAAATACACTTCTACCAAGGAGTATCACGATGCATTTCCCTGCGCTTATCGTCAGTGGCGAGCAGACAGTCATTGTAACTTAATTCATGGCTATTCATTTAGTATGAAGTTTTACTTTGGCACAGATGACTTAGATGTGCGTAATTGGGCGGCTGACTACGGCGGACTCAAAGAACTTAAACAAGTGCTAGAAAGCCAATTTGATCACACGCTGTTAGTAGCAGAAGATGATCCCGAACTTGAAACATACAAGTTGCTACAAGAAAAAAACATGGCCAAACTAACTATCCTACCTAAGTTAGGGTGTGAAGGACTAGCAGATCAACTATACAAGTATGTTAATGGTGTGTATATTCCAGACATGTGGGGTAATGCAGAAGCAGATCGGCTATGGTGTTATCGTGTAGAAGTTCGTGAAACACAGAGTAATATGGCCCACCGTGAAGGACATCGTGAGTGGAATGAAGACCTCTTCGCCTAAGGTGGAAGAAATCCTAGACATACTCCAAGAGGAGTGTGGCGAAGTAATTGTTGCTATTAGTAAGATCCGCCGTTTTGGTATTGACAATTCATACAAGGACGGCGGAACTCAACGTGAGCACTTGATTCAAGAGCTAGGAGATGTTACACTATTAGTAGAGTTACTCAAGGCGCATGGTGTTTTCACAGAAGGCGAATTACATAAGGCACAAGTTAAAAAAAGTCAAAAATTAACCAAGTGGTCAACAATATACAACAATTAATTCTTGCCAATAATATACGTATATAAATATTCACACTATGTCAAACGAATACAAAATAGCCATTATATTACCTACACGTGGGCGCACCGAAGCACTCACACGCAGTCTTGTTGGACTGCTAGAAAAAGCTTCAGACTTAAATAACATTCAAGTTTTATTAGGTCTTGACAACGATGACGAAGTTGGGATTGCACATTTTCAAGAATCATTACAACCTACACTAGATGAAATGGGTGTTGATTATACTGCTATGACCTTTGAGCCATTGGGCTATAGTCGTCTTAACGAATACATTAACAAGCTAAGTGAGAATTCTAGTGCCGACTGGATATTCTTTTGGAATGATGATGCTATTATGGAAAGTCAAGACTGGGATGTTGAAATTGTTAAACATACAGGCGAATTTAAACTTTTAGCCGTTCATACTCACAATGATCATCCTTACAGTATATTTCCTATAGTTCCAAGAGAGTGGCTAGATCTTATTGGTCATTTAAGTTTACATTCAATGACCGATGCTTGGTTAAGCCAAATTGCTTATATGGTAGATATTTGGGAACGAATTGATGTTCATGTTTTACACGACCGCGCCGATCTTACTGGTAACAACTTAGATGCAACATACAAGCAACGTGAATTATTAGAGGGTAATCCTAGTAATCCTAGAGATTTCCATCACCCTCACATGACTGTATTGCGTATGCAAGAGTGTGATGCAATTAACGAATATTTAAAATCAAAGGGATTAAACCATACTTGGTGGGAACGTGTCAAAGCTGGAGAACAAGATCCTTGGGAACACCTTCGTGAAAATGATACCAATGGACAAATGCGCCAGTTTAAAATCAAACGATGAATTTTGAAATAACCACCCGTCATGGACGAATGATTTTGCCTTACACGCAGGATCATATTGCCCGTGAATTAATCAATCGCGGTGAGTATGAGTGGTATGTTGTAGAAATTTTACAACAATTAGTAAAGGGTCATACCACAGGTATTTTTCTAGATATCGGCACCAATCTAGGCACAGTAACCTTGCCAATGGCCAGAGATTTTCCTAACATGACTGTTCATTCATTTGAAATACAGCCATTTTTAATTTCGTCTTTACGCACAAATCTTGATCTTAACAAACTCACTAATGTTATTATACATGAGCACGGATTGGGCAACAAGCCAGATACAATCACTATCAATCAGCCTGATTATACACAAGCAGGCAACGTAGGTGCCCTTAGTTTAAATCCTAAAGTTCAAGAGAACAGCGATATTGCTGTTGGACACGGTGATAAAATCACTGTCAAAGTAGTTCCTTTAGATACAATTGATTTTGATCAGCCTATACGTGCTATTAAGTTAGATGTAGAAGGTTACGAACAATTTGTAATTGAAGGTGCATTAGAAACATTAAAAAAACACAACTATCCTCCTGTTGTCTATGAGCTCTGGGGATATAATGCCTGGTGGAACGAAGAACGTGCCCAGCTTGAAAAACTTCTAAACGATCTCGGTTACGCTGTTACTAAAATTGATGACACAGGCATTGCTATACACAAATGAAAAACTATCTAGTAAAAAGCCTTTTTCAAGTTAAAGATGCAGATTGGAAAGTTTTAGATCGCAGTCACGAGGCTAATTTATTTGACACTTATCTTGCCATGCACGAAGTTAGTGCCGAAAGTTATCGAGCATTTCTCGAAGGCGATTGGGAATTAAAGTTTATCACCGGCGAAGTCAGTCAAATCAATGAAGCATTTGAACGAACCTTTTGGGCTATACACGACTTGTGGCATTCTGAGCCGTGTAATATTCTATATACCGACCCAGATACTATTGCAATCAAGCACTTCGATCCTTGGGATCAGTATAAACATTTTTTAATGTTTAATCATACTGATCCAAAACAGTTCGATCGACCAAACCCATACGGCAGAAGTTATCCACACTTCTTTAATGCTGGTGTAAGGTATTTTCCTTCTACTATGTCTGAAACTATATGGAAGTTAGGCACAGACATGGCCAAGACTTGGGACTATGCAACCTACGATACCGAACAGATTATCCTAAATGCCATGCTTTGGGATCAAGGAATCAAACTAGAAGAAGCACTAGATCCTACTGTGGCTTGGCAACTTTTCCATCCAGATTTAACATTTGGACAGCAGTGGAATGGGTGCTCAATACAAGACGCTCGAATACTACACCTACATAGTAGTCGTGGTGCTGATAACCGATTGGCATTTATGCGTCATACCGCTGGTCAATTAGGCATTAAAATTTAATTGACTTTGTAAGATAATCATTGTATAATAGTAACATGAAAAAAATCTATTACTCTTGGCAGGATGTCGAGAATCAAACACAAGAAATTCTACGTCAAATGGCACTGGACCCGTGGCGTCCTGACTATGTTGTAGGACTTACACGTGGAGGACTAGTGCCGGCTAATCTAATTAGCCAATACCTAGAAGTCCCAATGGAAACTTTAAAAGTAAGTTTACGTGATGGCAACGAAGGCGAAAGTAACTTATGGATGGCCGAAGATGCATTTGGACACGGGCAGGAAGTTGCTAAGAATATCCTTATTGTGGATGATATTAATGATAGTGGTGCTACACTAAATTGGATTAAGCAAGACTGGCAATCCAGTTGTTTTCCAACAGAACCGCATTGGAATTTCGTATGGAGTAATAATGTTCGTGTTGCTGTGTTAGTAGATAACGAAGCAAGTGCTAGCGAATTAAAAATTAGTTATTCGGCCGTCGATCTAAATAAGGCTGAAGAAGATTCGTGGATTGTTTTTCCTTGGGAAGATTGGTGGAAATGAAAATACATTATCGTAAACCTTTATTAATAGAACAAATGAAAGCGGCTATTGCTAATAGCAAAGAGCCAATTGATCATTTTGAATTAACTCAGGAAGAATTTAATCAACATTATAGCATGTTTGATAAATCAAATCAACGAGATGGAAGTGTTCAATATTTTTATAAAAGTTATCCAATAAAGGTTACACAATGAAGATCAAGGTAAGTGAAATATTTTACAGTCTACAAGGCGAAGGTCGCTTTGTTGGTGTTCCTAGCGTGTTCCTAAGAACATATGGTTGTAACTTTACCTGTGCAGGGTTTGGATGCAAGCCTGGTGAAAAGTCTACAGGTGCAGATGATGTAGCTGAAGTTGTTCATATGTATAATGACTTTACAGAGCTGCCTTTGGTAGAAACGGGCTGTGACAGTTATGCATCGTGGCATCCTGCATTTAAACATTTGAGTCCTAACTATACTACGGAAGAACTTGTAGATCGTATGTTAGCACTAACACCTAACAAGATGTGGACACAAAATAATGGTAATGATGTTCACTTGGTTATTACAGGTGGTGAGCCTTTGTTAGGTTGGCAACGTGCTTATGCAGAATTACTAAGCCATCCACGTATGGCAGACTTAAAGAATATCACATTCGAAACTAACGGCACTCAAGCACTACACGAAGATTTTAAACAGTATCTAAGCGATTGGGAAGGTGCTGTTCCTGGACGTGATGTTACATTTAGTGTTAGTGCTAAGTTAAGTGCAAGTGGTGAAACTTGGGAAGATGCTATTCAGCCTGAGATTGTTAATAGCTATCAGACCTATGGACATGCTTATCTCAAGTTTGTGGTCGAAACACTAGATCATGTCAACGAAGCTGTTCGTGCTGTAGATGCTTTCCGTGCAGGCGGATTTACGGGTGTTGTATATCTAATGCCACAGGGTGGTGTTGTTACTCCATATGACGCAAACAAATTAAACATTGCCAACATCTGCTGTGAACGTGGATTTAATTATAGTCCACGATTGCATGTGGACTTATGGGGCAACGGTTGGGGCAAGTGAAAGTAAGATACGGCAATCATATGCCACCAATCCCAGAATCTATTGGAATCACTATGCCAGATGAATACAACGACAAAAAATTTTTAAGTCGTGCCACACCTGAACTTAAATGGTCCTTATGGCCTAGACGGTGCCATTCTAGTGGACGACGTTTGTGGCTAACTCAGGCCTATCGTGCTCGGTATATTATTACTGGCCCCGAAGATCCGGCTGTATGGACTCGCTGGTATAGCACTACGGAAATGCTTATATTGAAATTAAAAGGAAATTAAAATGACGTTACAAGATCAAATTACAGAATGGATTAGAGACTATGCTGTCAAAGCTAACATGCGATCGTTAGTAGTAGGCATCAGTGGCGGCATTGATTCAGCTGTAGTCAGCGCACTTTGCGCTCGCACAGGAATCAACACGATTGCTGTTACTATGCCTATCCGTCAACGTCCCGAATTACACGATCTTAGTATGCGCCAAGGACAGTGGCTTACACAGAATTACTCAAATGTATTTCACGAAGTAGTAGATTTAACTTCAACACTTGATCAATTCGAAACGGCCATGCTCACTTGTAATAGTCGGTATGATAACTTGCTGGGGTTTGCCAACAGCCGCAGTCGACTACGCATGGTTACCTTATATCAAATTGCACAGAGCCGACAAGGTATTGTAGTAGGCACAGGTAATAAAGTAGAAGATTTTGGTGTAGGGTTTTATACCAAATATGGCGACGGTGGTGTAGATATCAGTCCTATTGCTGATTGCTACAAAACAGAAGTATGGCAAATGGGACGTGAATTAGGCATTCTACAAGATATTATCGATGCTCCTCCTACTGACGGTCTATGGGATGATGGACGCACTGATCAAGATCAGCTAGGCATGACTTATGCCGATTTGGAACTGGCTATGCAAATTGACGAAGGTGAATTTATTACCGAAGATTCATTCCTACAACAAAAATGTGAAAAGTATCGCGCTATTCGTCGCCGCAGCCTACATAAAATGAATCCTATTCCTGTGTTTAAAAAATAATAGCCAGGCATTCAAAACCAGATAAATTAGTCTGTAGCACTCAATATTATCTCAAGGACTAAAATGAAAAAAATAGGATTTATTGGCATCGGCAAGCTGGGTCTTGACTGTGCAGAAGTATTTGCTGAAAAGCACGAAGTTCGTGGTTACGATATCTATCCACGCACTAGCGATAGTGTAAAAGTATGCAGTATCGAAGAAGTAGTTAACGAAAGCGAATGGATTTTTATCGCTGTTCCTACTCCGCATGCCGAAGGTTACGATGGGTCAATCCCATCAAGCCACATGACTCCTAAGGACTTTGGTCACGATGCTGTTATTGATGCAATTAATAACGTAAACAAGTATGCCACAGATTCTAAAAAAGTAGTTTTAATTTCTACAGTCTTACCAGGAACAACTCGTAATAAATTTGTTCCGTTACTAGACAAAAAACATCAGTTTGTTTACAATCCATATTTGATCGCCATGGGCTCAGTTAAATGGGACATGGTCAATCCCGAGATGATCATGTTAGGCACCGAAGACGGTAGCTTAACTGGTGTTGCTGGTGAGCTTCGTGAACTGTATGAAACAATCATGCAGAACAATCCACGCTACGAAGTTGGCACATGGGATGAGTGCGAAGCTATTAAGATTTTTTACAACACATTTATTTCGGCTAAAGTTGGTCTTGTAAACATGATTCAAGACTTTGCTATGAAGATTGGCAATATTAACGTAGACGTTGTCACTGATGCTCTTGCTAAGTCTACCATGCGTATCATGGGTCCCAAGTATATGACTGCAGGTATGGGCGATGCAGGTGCTTGCCATCCACGTGACAATATTGCCTTGCGTTGGCTAGCAGCAGAATACGATATCGGTTATGACTTGTTTGATACAGTCATGCATGCTCGTGAAATTCAAGCTAAAAACTTGGCCTTGTTCTTAGTTGATCAAGCACAACGTCTTAGTTTGCCGATTGTAATTCACGGTAAAGCCTACAAACCAGACGTTGAATACTGTATCGGTAGTTACTCAACTCTAGTTGGATTTTATGTTCGAGAAGCAGGATTACCTGTTGTTTACGTTGATCCACTAGCAGATGACCGCACACATTGCCTAGACACAATTGATGGTCCAGCAGTATTTTTATGGGCACATAATCGCAAGATCACTTACGAATATACCGGTGATCAACTTGACACACAACCATACTGCGAAATTCAACCAGGTAGTGTTATTGTTGATCCGTGGCGTAAGTTACCATTTGACATGCCCGGTATCGCTGTGTTACACTATGGTAATACTAGAACCTAAAGGACAGCATGAAATTATTTGATCGATTTCTAAAAAAGAAAAAGCCAGAAGTTAAGGCCGAACCAAAGCCTAAGAAAGTAGAAAAGACCGAAAAGGAACTTGCTACCGAACGCGGCGAGCCTTACGTAACTATTGTAAGTATGGAAGTCGATCCTAATAATATTCAAAACGGTGCATTTGAATTGGATTGGAATGACAAGTTTGTCGCTAATCTAATTCGTGCCGGCTATCAAATGGATCCAAAAGATGCCGACTCCGATATTGTAGACCGTTGGTTCACCGCAGTATGTCGTAACATAGTATTAGAAACCTACGAACAATACCGTGCAATGGATCCAGAACGTGATCGACTAGTTAAGACTCGTAATATCGGCGACGGACGTTCGGAGGTATCATGATTTTAGGCATAGGCGATAGTAACTTATATCCGGCCTGCACAGAATCAGACCAGCCTATCGACACTACTAATATAATAGTAGAGTTTAGTCGACAACTGAATACGTCATTTAGTTGTTGGGCTAAGAATGGTGCTAGTAATTACTGGATTGAAAATCATCTTGACTATTTTCTAGCAGATCCAAGATGGGAACCAGATACTATGTTGTTTGTTGGTTGGACTAGCTTCGAACGTGAAGAATGGCCTTGGTTATACAACAACATTAGTGTATGCGGCGGTCCAGATTTTGGCATGCCTGAGCCAATGAAAGCTAGATTTAATCAATGGAAAACTACGCTAACTGGTGAATACTATCGCAAGATGACTGAGTTTTGGCATGATAGAATTTATGCTATACATTTAAAGTTACGCAATCGTGGGGTGCCACACTTGTTTTGGACTACTTATAATAACTTTAAAGAAATTAGCAATCAGCAAGATTGGCATGGAAATTTCTACAAGCCCTACGACAATAATGGATGCATGGCTAAGTTTTTTGAATCAAATAATTTGCCGGCCAATATTAACGATCCGTTCCATTACGGGCCAGATGCTCAGGCTGCCTGGGCTTTAGAATTAAGTCAATACGCCCAAGAAAATAATCTATGATTTTGTATGTCAATGGCGATAGTCACACCGCTGGTGCTGAAGCTGTAAACACACACGCATTTGCTGAAGACGACCCTGATTTATTCTATCTAGGTCGAGCACCGCATCCTGAAAATCTTGCAGTTACCTGGGGAAAACTATTAAGCCTGGCTCTTAATTCTGGATTTCACTGTGGAGCCGAAAGTGCTAGTAGTAATGCTAGAATACTTAGAACTACTCGTGCCTGGCTGGAAGAAAGAAAACACAGCGTCGAAGACAAGTTAGTTATTATACAATGGTCAACTTGGGAGCGTGAGGAATGGGAATATAATGGAGTTGTTTATCAAGTCAACGGCAGTGGTATTGATCACGTTCCAGCCGAAGCTGCAGAACGCTACCGCAACTATATAATTGGGCTCGACTGGCAAGCTAAAACCGAAGAAGCACACGATCAAATCTGGGAGTTCCACTTAGAATTAACTGCCCAAAATATACCACACGTTTTCCTTAATGGCAACAATGACTTTTCTAAAATTGCCGATCAAAAGGATTGGGGCGTTAATTACATTGGTCCTTACGATTCAGCCAGCACATTTGACAAACAAATTCGTTTAGCTGGTTATCAAACCGTTACCCCAAATTCTTACCATTTTGGTAAGGACGCACACGCTTGGTGGTTTAAACGCATGCTCGATTATCTAATGTCCAACAAGTTTATTTGACAAATTAATCAATATTTGTTATACTAGTTGTATGAAATATGTTCTTATCGATACGGCTAATATGTTCTTTCGTGCCAGGCATGGTGCTTTTCGTGCCGCTGACACGTGGGAGAAAATTGGATTTGCCCTCCATGTAACCCTAATGAGTGCCAACAAGGTAGCCAGACGTTTTGAAGCTGATCATGTGGTATTTGCCTTAGAAGGGCGAAGCTGGCGTAAGGACATGTATAAACCCTACAAAAATAATCGTGCTGTAGCCCGTGCGGCTCTAACAGAAGAGCAAGCAGAAGAAGATAAAATGTTCTGGGAAACGTATGATAATTTGACTAAATACTTGAGTGAGAGGACCAACTGTAGTGTAATACGTTGTCCTACCGCAGAAGGCGACGATATCATAGCTCGCTGGATTGCACTACACCCCCAAGATGAACATGTTATTATTAGTAGTGACACTGACTTTGTTCAATTAGTATCACCAAACGTCAAACAATATAATGGAATTACAGACGAATTAATTACAATAGAAGGAATCTTTGATGCAAAAGGTAAGCCAGTTATTGACAAGAAAAGCAAGGAGCCTAAGACTATTCCTGATCCGCAGTGGCTTCTCTTCGAGAAGTGTATGCGCGGCGACTCAAGTGATAATGTCTTCTCGGCATTCCCTGGCGTTCGGACGAAAGGCACCAAAAACAAAGTCGGCTTACAAGAAGCGTTTCTTGATAAGGATAAAAAAGGCTACAACTGGAACAACCTTATGTTGCAAAGATGGAGCGACCCAGACGGTGTTGAGCATCGTGTCTTAGATGATTACGAGCGTAACAGAACATTGATAGACTTAACAGCACAGCCCGAAGAAATTAAACAAGTAGTAGACTCTGCCATTCGTGAACAAATTAGTCACAAGGACATCGGCCAAGTTGGTGTGCGCTTTATGCAGTTCTGTGGCAAGTATGAATTAAACAAATGTAGCGAGTCCGCCGATAGTTTTGGACGTTGGCTAAATGAAACATATAAAGGAATACTAGCTTGATTACTGATAGTAAAACATTTTGCCCATTACCATGGACTCAATTGATTTTTAAACCTATCGGGGGTGTTGGTGTTTGCTCGTTCTCTCCAAAAATTGGAAATATTGTAGAAACTCCTATACAAGAAATTATAAACAGCAATACTATAAATGAAATAAAACAAGCTATAAAAAACGGTGAATGGCATAAAAATTGTAACTATTGCCAACATTCAGAATTGCACGGTGGTGATTCTCAAAGAATCACCGAACTAAAGTGTATGACCGATGATACAAAACAAAAAATTAATCAAGAAGTTGATGCTTTTAAGGATATTGTATTAAATTGGGAAACCGATTGTAATTTGTCTTGTAACTATTGTGGGCCTCAATTAAGTAGCACGTGGAGACAAAAGAAAGGTATTAAATTAGTTCCTGTGGAAATAGCACAAGAAGAGCAGGCTGTTTCAGTAACAATGGATTATTTAATTAGTCGGCATAATGACATTGATCGTATATTATTATTAGGTGGCGAACCATTGATGCAAAAAAACTTAGTAAAGTTTTTTGAAAATTTGCCCGCTAATAAAAAATATCGTGTTACAATTGCAACAAATCTTAGTGTTAATTTGAAAAAAAATCCTTTATTCAAATTAATGTTAAAAAGTAAAAATTTAGGAATTAATTGGTTAATTAGTTTTGACAACATCGGCGATCAATTTGAATATGTGCGCGATGGTGCAAGTTGGGAAATATTTGAAAATAACATAAAAATTTTAAAAGAAAATACCGAATACGATATTGCAGCTCATCTCACTTACAGTTTATATTGTGTCGACAGTTTAAAAGAATATTACGATTATTGCACAAAAAATAATTTACGAATTGAAGTAGGGAATTTAAGCACTCCGGTGGAACTTAACGTAACTAATGCTCCTAAAGAAATTCGTATGAGAGCTATAGAGGAAATTGACCAAATTTTAATTTCTTATAATAATGATGATATAAGTTTAGATATATTACGTAATTATAAATCGATGTTAGAAAAAGCAGTGCCATATAAATCAGGTGGCGACAAGGATTATATTAAAGCTCAAAATATTTTAAATTTTAATTCTAGACTAGAAACAGAATTAAACAAAAATAAAAAATTTGAAGATCTTTGGCCTGAGTTACATAACATTCTAAAAAAGGTTCAAAATGATTAAAGAAATATTTGTAGTATTATTATTCACTGCATTTTGTATTACTTGCATTTTGTTGGTCGGATGGCCTGCCCAACATGTAACAGTAAAGTATGATTGTAGTATTGCAGAGATTAGTCCCGACTATCCTGTGGAAGTAAAAGAAGCATGTCGAAAAAGGAATATTAAATGACATTAATAGCTAAACCCGTAATTGATAAACAATTCTGGATCTTGCAAGAAAATAATCGCAAGGTTGGAAATATTGAAGCCTGCGATGGTGGATATCAAGTTAAGATCAACGACCAAGTGGCACAATTTAAAACAATTAAATTGGCGGCACGAACTGTCGATATTGAATTTGTTCCAGCATTTAAAATCACTCGACCTAAAACTACCGTGGATCACGTCCATGGATATCCAGTTGCCGGTCGAGTATATAATCCCATGTGGGATGTCAGTCAACAACTGCCAGTCTATACCAAAACTAACAAAAGTAAAAGTTGGTTTGCCGCAGGATGGTATAATGTTAAGAAAGGTCGGCATTGGAGAACTGTCTTAGCACCAAAATTAATTGTGTTACAAAGATACCCTTATCAAGGTCCATACTATACTCAAGAAGACGCCAATGACCATTCATCTAAATAAATTTGTTGACCGTGTGCGCGGCTTTGAATCTCGTGGCGCCAAAGATTTTATTATGAGTCTTAAAGACGCACAAGACTTACACGCTGATATTACCAGATTGTTACTAGAGTTGCGTGAGTTGCGTGATCAAACAGCTAAAGTTGCCCAAGAAGAAGTAATTACAGTTAAAATGGATGGTGGATCATTCTAAAACTACCTATATTTCTAGATAAATAAAATATAGGAGTTTAATGATATGAGTCGCCCAAAACCCAGCGTATTAATCGAACACACAAACAAGGCCACCTACAAGAGCGAGCAAGTGTTAGCCTCTGAAGGAGTATGGGCAGTGTTTTATGATGCCAAGCCGATTAATCTTAAGACTAGTCACATGCTTGTGCAATACCCCGGACCTAAATATAAAAAGGTCTCTTTCTCTAATCCAGGTCATGCTATCAACCTGGCTCGCAAACTTAACACACAATTTAAAAGTGACAAGTTCACAGTAGTGTTACTTAAAGCTGGCGAGCAAGTTTATCCTTGATGTGCGAGACAAAAAGAAACTCACTGAAGAATTAGTTAAACTTATCCCCGAGGAGGATCGCACCAACTTGTCATCTACTATGCATGCTTGGTGGTTTAATATTCGACGTAACGGCGGAATGAGATTAACTACTATCGGCTATCAAACATTTACCGAAGACCTCGATCTAGAACATTACTCTTATCCTATCGATAACCCTATGTTGTTTAACCAACAGACTATATTAAAATTAGATCGCAAAATGCAGATGCCTTACTACATCGACGTAGTTAAGAAGATACCCAAAAGGATTGTGTTTTTTGGTAGCAAAGAAGCAGTAATGGTAAACCTGTATGGAAATCTACAGCAATTTCTTGACAATTATAATCCTTAGTGTTATACTATAAATTAGGGCGGGTAGCTTAAGAAGTAAAGCGTCAAACTCATAATTTGGGGAGTGCGGGTGCAAGTCCTGCCCCGCCCACCAATACTAAATATCTATATGGAACAGAATAAAAAAGAACCTGTAAAACAGTTTTTTTACTCTGAACGAGAGTGGGACCGTTTAGGGTGTGGTGAATTGCCCGAAAACCGTAGGCGTGAAAACTTCCAGGAAGCTCACGCACGAGGTAATCCCAAGGTTGACAATAATGTAATAAAAGGGTATAATTAAGGTATGATATTTATTGCATACTTTATTATTGCCGCGTTGGTTGTGTATGGACTAATCGAATTAAAAACCTGGTTAGACAGTAACGAACAGTAAGAGTTTTCGAACTTTTACACAAAAGTTCGTGGTGGGTCGGATCGCAGTATTTAAAATTTTTTGAAAGAAAGTAAAGTAACATGGCATTTGGTAAAGTAAAATGGTTTAATGACGCAAAAGGGTTTGGATTTATCACCCTAGATGGAACTAACGAAGATATTTTTGCTCATTTTTCAGCCATCAACAGCAGTGGATTCAAAACACTAAAAGAGAATCAAGCAGTGACATTTGATATTGTTCAAGGTCCTAAGGGCAAACAAGCATCAAATATTGTAACAGTATAGTATAATATTTAGACTGACTGGATAAGTAATAATATATAAAAAGGAGTTTTAAACATGTTAATAAATTATGGTGACACAACTTATCTCACTCGTTGGAACGCAGTTGCACAGACCAACACGGCATTTGGTCGCCCTCTCACTGACAGTGAACAATCACAACTTGATGCCGAGCGAGCATCATTATTAAGTTCTGGAGTAATAAATGCAACTATTACACAATCTGGAACAACTACTAATTATTGGTCCACTTTGGATGCTGCCAACGCCTGGGTAGCCGTTTGCAACACATTTAATCCGCCGCCAACAACGGCCACAGTGATCAATCCACCAGTGCCATATGTTCCACCGGCAGGTTAATTAGCAGTAAGTAAAGAACTGTGTAGTGGCTGACTTAAAAAATATGCCACAAAATAAAATTCGTTGAAGATAGAAGTAGGGTGAGCAAGACTCGGGTTCAAGTCCCGACATCTCCACCGAAGTATATTGTGATGCGTTACCCAGCGTGAAGTTCAGAGGGTGAAAACAGTATGCTTCGGTGGGGATGAATATGGTATCGATTGGCACACAAGGGCTATTGGAGAATCGGCAAAGCCAAAGCCGTTAGGACTGGGACTACTCGGTCGAAGAAGCAAAACTCGTAAATGCAACCGCATCTACAGGCGAAGTAACTGTTTCAGGTAAGAACATCAAGTTCTCTGCTCGCACAGTGAAAGCCGAATCTTTTGCAGTTTAATCACCGCAATAGGGTAATTATACCTCGTAACAGAAAATAATAGAACCCGCTTCGGCGGGTTTTTTTTATACGCAGTTAACTACAAAACTCCCAAGAAAGTCTGCAAAAATTGCTGGCCATTAGTGAAAACCACTAAATATTTGTCTAGGGATATCATGTCCCTATTCTTAAAAGGAAATCAATCAAATGAAAAAAGTTCTATTAGCAATTCTTGCTCTGGCTGGCTTTACTGCGGCTCACGCTCAGGTAACTGGCAATTTAGGTTTGACCTCTGACTACCGCTTCCGCGGCATTAGTCAATCCCAAAATGCTCCTGCTGTCCAAGGCGGCGTTGACTACACTCACTCTAGTGGTTTGTATATTGGTAACTGGAACAGCAGTGTTTCTAGTCAACTTTATACCAACGGTGCTGGTGTTGTGAGCGACTTGTATGCTGGATATAAGAAAGATATCTACAAAGGTATCACAATTGATGTTGGTAGTTACAACTACTTCTATCCACGTGCTACTGTAAACGGCACAGGTAGTAACTTTGACACATACGAAGCGTTTGCTGGTGTTGGTTATGGTCCAGTTAGCGTTAAGTATAGTCAAACATTAGGTAATGGTTACCTTGGAACTGTTAATGCTAAAAACACAAATTACACACAAGCTGATCTAGCTCAATCATTTGAGCCATTGAGTGCTAAGTTGAAAAATTTGAGTTTCTTAGCTCATTACGGTCATACCGCAGTTGCTAATCATTCAACATTGAGTTACAATGATATCAACGTTGGTTTAGGTTATGCCTTGCCAAAAGATTGGACAATCACTGGCAAGTATTATACTAACAGCAATGTTAGTGCTGCCGCTCAAACTGCAGATACTGTAAATGGTCAAAAACTTTATCGTAATGCATTTGTGGCTAGTCTGACTAAAACATTTGAATAATTCTTATTCAATGTGACCAAAAAGGCGCTCAGGCGCCTTTTTTAGTGGTTGACCTTGAATGCTAACTAGTATATAATTGATGTTCAGTTAGAAATATTTTTCAAAAAAAGCGAAAATTAGTAAAATCAGGGGTTGACAAAGTATAAATAACTCTATACAATAACACTATTATGAAACATTTAAACATTCATTCTTATTGCGTAACAATATCAGGGAAACAGCCCGTGCCAGCCTTTTGGCCAAGCACACCGGCATCATCCCTAGATAGTATTCGTGGCGCAATGAATTTAGAATGTTCGGGAGTTTTTGAATAGAAGACAGTATATTATACAATATTCAAAGACCCTGGAACTAAACACTCCGGGGTTTTTTATTTCGAGGAAAGGAAAAATGGACATAGATTATAAAAAATTGAACGATCGTATTGTAAAACAGGCTTATGAAGCTAGTGATGCATTCTTAACTGAGGCACAGTTGCAGAAGCTGTTTCAGAATAAGATTGATCGAGCTCGTCAAATGATTGAAGCACGAGATGCGGTTTATCATCAAATAGAAGATTAATTCTTCAAAGTGGTTGCAGGAAACGAGATCCTGTGTTACACTGTAAACAAACACAAATGGGCGGCCTCGAGGATGGAATCTCTCTTGTGAGACGAAAAATCCGAGCGTAATAAAGTATATTCGACCTCATACCGGAAGGGGTGACATGTAACAGAATATATTTTATTACACGCATTCTAAAGAGTGCGTTATGGAGAAGAAGCATCAATGGTGATGCAGTGGACTGTAAATCCGCCGCCTTTGGCACGACTGGTTCGATCCCAGTATTCTCCACCAAAGTATTATGCAACGGTGGCAGAGTGGCCCAATGCAACGGATTGCAAATCCGTAAAGCCGTAGGTTCAAATCCTACCCGTTGCTCCAGTATTGGCTCGTTCGTATAGGGGTTATTACGGGGGATTGTCTATCCCTTCACGAGAGTTCGAGTCTCTCACGAGTCGCCAAATAAGTTAGGACAATTAAATCACGCAAATAATAGGAGTTCAACTAAATACTATTATGAAAACATGTCCTAAATGTAACACCACTCATAATAAATCTGGAACTTACTGTTCACGCACTTGTGCTAATAGTAGAGGTCCAAGAACAGAGGAATTTAAAGAAGCTGTGCAAAAACAACTTCGCAAAAACTTTTTATCTTGTATTGTGTGTGGTAATTTAACTGAGCGTAAACGAAAAACTTGTTCAGATAAATGTTTAACTGCTTACCATATTGCTAATCCTCCGCCAAAGACGCCCGGAGGGTATAGACCTGGATCCGGTCGTAGTAATTCTGGATACTACAAAGGAATATATTGTGGGTCAACTTATGAATTGTGCTGGGTTATATATAGTTTAGATCACGACATTAAATTTACAAGATTTGATAGCTTATTAGAAAAAGATGGATTAAAATATTATCCAGACTTTCTGTTAGCAGATGGTAAAACAATTATCGAAACTAAGGGATTCGAAAAAAAAGAATCTGTTGATAAGAAAACAGCGTTGGCAGAATCTTTTGGTTATACTGTAAAAGTATTACGCAAAGATGATTTAGAATATGCTTTTAAGTATGTAAAAGAAAAATATAACACTACGGAATATAAAACATTATATGATGGATATAAACTAAAATATAATTATATTTGTAGTCACTGCTCTGCAGAATTCAGCAGAGATAAAAAATTAAAAACTAATGTAGTTTTTTGCTCGCGTGGTTGTTGCGGCAAAGGGCACAAAGGTCGAAAAGTTCTGTCCCTATAGATTATGTTGGTTAGATCATTGCCCTTTCAAGGCAAAGAGCCCGGATCGTCACCGGGTAGGGACGCCAATCTATCGCGGGTTGTGATAGTCACCGCCGGGTCTCATAAGCCTGAGTCGTTATAGGGAGCGTTACCCTAGCCCGCAACCAAACAATTCCACGGGAGCCGCCGGGTGTGGCAGCAGACTGTTAATCTGTGTCGAAAGACTAGCTAGGTTCAAGCCCTAGCCGTGGAGCCAAACAATGGAGGGTTATCTGGGCTGGGCCCAGCTCTGTCTTGAAAACAGGTGGACTGCGCAAGCGGTTAGAGTTCGATTCTACTATCCCTCCTCCAAACAAAGGAAAGTTGGCCGAGCGGTTAAGGCAACGGTTTGCTAAACCGTCACTTAGTAATAGGTGGATAGGTTCGACTCCTATACTTTCCGCCAAACCTTGCAGGATTAGTTCAGTGGAAGAATATTTCGTTGCCAACGAAATGGTCATCGGTTCGAGCCCGATATCCTGCTCCACATATGGGTCTTTAGTGAAATGGAAATCATATCGGTCTTCGAAACCGTAAGTTAGGGGTTCGAATCCTCTAGGACCCACCATATAGCCGTGTAGCTCAGTGGTAGAGCAATCGCTTGATAAGCGATAGGCCGTTGGATCGTTCCCAACCATGGCTACCAAGCATTAAATAGTAGTATGTCTCCCTAGTTCATGTTGGCAGAACATCGGTCTCCAAAACCGAAGAGCGCGGATCGTCACCGTGGGGGGACGCCATAACTTATAAGAAAGAAAACAATGAAGTTCAATATTCCACACATCAAACAGTTTATAGACGCACAAGGTCCTGACACCCGTATCTATATTGGTGTGGATTCGGAGCGAGTTCGCGGACATGATCGTCAATGGTATGGTGTTTATACTGCGGCTATTGTAGTTCACATCAACGGTAACAATGGTTGTAAATTGTTTGGCGAAGTTACCAGAGAACGCGACTATGATCGAGTAGATCGTCCTAACACTCGCTTGATGACTGAAGTTTTTAAAGCATCCGAATTATACTTAAAATTAGCAGAAGTGTTAGAAGGTCGAGAAGTTGCTGTTCACTTGGATATTAACCCAGATGATCATCACGCAAGTTCTAATGTAGTAGCACAAGCAATTGGTTATATCCGTGGCACCTGTAATGTTATACCAATGGTTAAACCTAATGCCTGGGCCGCAAGCTATGCAGCCGACAGGTTAAGAAGTCTTAAAGTAGCAAATGGGTGAGTGATGTAATTGGTAGCCATGCTGGTCTTAGAAGCCAGTGCCGCAAGGCGTGAGAGTTCGAGTCTCTCCTTGCCCACCAAGTAACATGCGACTGTGACGTAATAGGTAGCCGTAGCAGACTTAAAATCTGCCGAGATTTTCTCGTGCCAGTTCGATTCTGGCCAGTCGCACCAGTTCAATCTTATGCTATGGTATAAGATTAAGTCTTGGACACGCAGACTTTAAAGTGAGGTGGAAGTAGGTGGAAGCCCTACACAATGCGGGATTCGTATAATGGTATTACTCCAGCCTTCCAAGCTGAGAACGAGGGTTCGATTCCCTTATCCCGCTCCAAATTTGGGCTGTTAGTTAAATGGGATAACATCGGCTTTGCAAGCCGAGATTGAGAGTTCGATTCTCTCACGGTCCACCAAATACTCAGTGTAGGCTAGCCTGGCCAAGTCACCTGCTTTGGGAGCAGGATATCGCTGGTTCGAATCCAGCCACTGAGACCATACAATTGAGGTATGATGTAATGGTAGCATTACGGATTTTGATTCCGTCCGTTGGGGTTCGAGTCCCTATACCTCTGCCACGCTCTTATAGGTAANTGGCATACCACATCCTTGGTAAGGATGAATCACAAGTTCGATTCTTGTTAAGAGCACCAAACGCATCGTTAATTCAGCGGTAGAATGCCACTCTTACAAAGTGGACGTGGGTGGTTCGACTCCATCACGATGCACCATGCAACTTTAGCAAATGTGGTCATTGCACCGGTCTGAAGAGCCGAGGAACTAGGTTCGATCCCTAGAGGTTGCACCAACACGATGCCCGGGTGGCGAAATTGGCAGACGCACTTCTCTCAAAAGGAAGAAGGAAAAACACCTAGTTGTGAGTTCGAATCTCATCCCGGGCACCAATGGTGACCATAGTGTAACGGTTAACACCACGGATTGTGATTCCGTTAATATGGGTTCGATTCCCATTGGTTACCCCAGATTGACAACGAATGCCCAATTTGTTATACTACTAAATTAGAAAGGAAAATGACATGACTGTTTTGAACAAACTTGTAGGAAAACGCATTAATGGCATTTTCCTAAACGACGACAATACTCGGGTAGTGTTTCGCACTATTGAAGATGAACGTATTGCGTTCTATGTTCACGGCGATTGTTGTAACACTGTTTACATCAATCACTTTCAAGGTGTCGATGTTGTAGGAGAAGGTAACACTTTTGATATTTTACGTGGTGCTCTTGTAACTGCTGTAGAAGAAAAAGAGTGGGTCTCTATTGATGATAGTGAGCAGGACGAAGATTCATGGCATGATGAGTGTGTAGAAGATGGCTTCTTTACTATACGCACCGATCGTGGCTATATTGATTTTGAAGTGCGTAATGAGCACAATGGCTACTACTCCGGTCACTTGGAAGAGTGGGACGAAGATAATGTAGAATTGGATGAATTGCATCCATTGGTTAAAGATTTTTAAGGAGAATGAAATGAAACCAAGAAATATATTTGCTGTATTGGCAAGTAAACGGAAGGCGGGCTCGCACCGCAAGAGTAATAAAGCTCTAAGACGACAAGCTAAACAAACGGGGTATGGTGAAAAGGTATCACATGGCACTTTTAATGCTTCGTTCAAGGTTCAAGTCCTTGTGCCCCGACCAGTTTATATTAAAGCATACTACGGTGTGTTTCAATATAAGCTGGCGATAGTATAACGGATAATACCCGGGACTTCTAATCCTGTAATAGAGGTTCGATTCCTCTTCGCCGGGCCATTATAAAGGTATATAAAATAACTTATGTATAATATCAACGATATACGGCATGTCCACTTAGAAATATCAAGCAGATGTAATGCAAGTTGTCCTCTATGCCCAAGAAACTTACACGGTTATCCATTTAATGATGGTTATGTCGAAAGAGATCTATCGTTAGAAGACGCAAAAAAAATCTTTAAACCAGAGTTTTTAGGTCAATTAACTTCGTTGTTAATCAATGGTAATTTAGGTGACATGGTTATGAATGCTGATAGTCTTGATATTATCAAGTATTTCAGAGAACATAACTCTACAATGGATATTACTATTAGCACCAATGGTGGAGCACGTCCAACAAGTTTCTGGCAAGACCTTGCTAAACTTAATTGTAAAATTTGGTTTTGTGTTGATGGTCTCGAAGATACAAATCATTTATATAGACAAAATGTTGTTTGGAATATTGTTATGAATAATGCTACTGCATTTATCAATGCTGGTGGTCACGCAACCTGGCAACTAATTGATTTTAATTTTAATCGACCACAACGAGATACTATTCAAAAACTTGCTAAGTCTATGGGTTTTAAAAAATTTAAAATAGTCAATGATAGTCGCAATACTACCCCAGTGTTTGATAAAACTGGAAAATTGTTACATACTATTGGAACTCCAACAGAAACAAATTTTCAAAAAATCATCTGGGGTAAGAAAAATAATGAAGTATTAGTTGAAGACGTAATGCCAAAAGAAATTAAGAAAATTAATTGTTTGGCTGTGGAGAATCAATCTTTATACGTTACTAGCACAGGAGAAGTTTATCCGTGCTGTTGGACTGGATGTGCTCCTACTACATACGGGCACGGAAATTATATGGAAGTAGCAAATAAACAGATTGCTAATTTAATTAAATCAAATAATGCCTTAGAAAATAGCTTAGAATCTTGTATCAAATGGTTCGACAGTATTGAAAAATCCTGGACAATCGATAATTTTAATAATGGTCGATTATTAATGTGCCAAGACAGATGCAGTAACGAAGAATATCATAAAATAAAATCAACAAAATTTTAACAAAGAAAGGAGGCGAATATGCCTAGCGTATTTTTAGTATCAGACACGCACTTTGGTCACGCAGGTGTATGTCGCTTCACCCGTAACGATGGTGTTACAAAACTACGTCCTTGGGACGATCCTGCGGAAATGGATGAAGAAATGATCCGTCGCTGGAACGAACGGGTAGGTCCTAATGATAAAGTATATCACCTAGGTGACGTTGTTATTAACCGTCGAGCCTTGCCTATTATGGATCGCTTGAACGGAGACAAAGTTCTTATCCGCGGTAACCATG